TTCTAAATTATGTAATGATAATTTTAATTTCACAACCTCATTATATTTGTTACGCCTGAAATCATTTACTTTAGCCAAATTATATTCGTAATCTAAATTATTAGATTGATAAAAATCAATAAAATTATTTTCATCTTCAATTAATTTACTATAGTCACAGTATTTAACAATTTCAAAAATGAAAGAACTTGAACCATATTTGTTATATGATTTTTGCAAATATTGATTATCGTGTATTCCCTTATTTAACATCCAAAAATGTTTATATTCTCGTGATGATAAATCAATAGAACTACCCACATAAACCTTATTATTTGCTAAATTTTTTATTATGTAAATACCTGACTTCATTTTATTAATAAATATCTACCAACAAGATTATAAGTCAATAATATTATTTAATTTTGTTATATTTATTATCATGGGTAAAAGATTAAAAATATTTGAACAAGATAATTCTGAAGATTCTTATTACAAAATAAGTCCACAAGAATATCTTGAGTTGATGAAGTTATCTGGTTACCACGGAAAAGGTATTAGTAAATTACCTAGATTTGGTGGTAAACAACTATGGATTACAGGTAATCTTGACTTATCTAATACACCAACAGATTCATTAGGTAATGTTGGATATATTGATGGTTATTTATCAATATCAAGAACCAATATATCTGATTTAGGTAATACTAAAGTTAGAGGTCATGTTGCGGATTACGGGACACCTATAGAGAAAAGAAGAATTGCTAAAGAACAACGGAGGAAAAGAGATGTAATGGATTCCTATAGGACTGATGGGTTATGGGACTTAAATGACCCTAATATTGATGACGAAGGATTAAAAGCTAACGCTTTATTTGAATACTTAGTTGGTAGTAATGAATTAACCGTATTAGATGATGATGAGAAAGAAAGATTAGAACAAATTAAAGAGGAGATTAGTGAATTAGAAAACAGACAAGAAAACTTAGACGCTGGGTTAGAAAACTACTCCGAATTATTTGATGAGATTCAAGAACAGATAGATGAGTTAGAGTCCGAAAGTGAAGAACTATTTGACGACAAGAGTGATGTTTATGTTATATACCCAACCACCTATTCACATTATGGTTTGGCGGTATTTGAAATATTGGATGGTAGAAAAGACGAACAATATACTGTTGGTACCGAAGATGAGATGGATGATGCGGCTTTAGAATACGCTAAATTATATATTGATGACGTTGGTATGGATGGATTTAACCAAAGTTTTTTAGAAGACTATATTGATATTGAACAACTAAAGGATTATTTTGAAGACCATTGGAGAGAATCTATTTATGACAGTCCTGAATCTTATTTTGATGATGATGACTTTGAGTTAACGCCAGAACAAGAAAAAAGGATTGAACAAATTGAGGCTGAAATTGATGACTATGAAAGGCAACAAAATGATTTAGACCCCAACCGAGAAGATTATGATGAATTATATGACGATTTTCAAAATCTTATAGATGAATTAGAATCTGAAAAAGACGATATTGTTCCTGATACTAGTAGTCCTACTGATGATATGGTTGAAGCTAAAGTTGAGGAGTATTTAAACGATGTTGAAAGTTATCCTTTACAATATATAAAAGATTACGGATATAATATAAAAAATTTCATCGATGAAGATGAACTTGCCAAAGGGTTAGTTTATAGTAATGGGTATGGTCTTATGAATTCATATGATGGTGATTACGATACTATTGATATAAATGGTGAGACTTATTATATAATGAGAATCAATTAAAGTATTCATTATTTTTAAACTTCTTCTATAATTTATTTAATGGTTACCAAAATAAGAGGACATAAAAAAGTTGATTTTATAATGGATACTGATTGGATATTTCAGGGTATTATTGACGCTGAACAAAAACAATACGTACTATTAGATTATTTTCAAAAACTAAATAAACATTTGGAAAATATGGAACTTTATCCGATGTTTATTGAATTATCATTACATCTTGGAAATATTCAAACACTAATTAACCAAAACAAAATATTATATACACAAAAAAAGTTTTTAACTAATGATGATGAATTGTTAATCACCGATTTAAAAGTTAAAGATGTTCCTGTAATGTCTGAGGAAGAAATAGTTGAATACCATCAAATATTAAAAAATAGTCAACCACAACTTTATGATTATTTTGGCATTGCAAAATCAATATGGTCGGTAGTTTATGATTCGGTTGAAGTAATATTAAAGAAAAATAAAAATAACTTAAAAAGTAGAAACGGGTTTTTTTATTTTAAAAGTGAGGATGATGTTTATATTTGGAAATATACTATAAAGAGAGTTTACAAAACTAAAGGTCAAACCAAAACTGTAACTAAATTAGTTTATTTTGGACCTCAAAATTATTTGACTATTCAAGAAATTTTATCTAATTTTTCCAAAACATATGATACTGATAAAGAAAGTGAGTATCCTTTATTTGAAATTGAATGTAAAGACATATTTCCGATAGAAGAAACACTATTACCAATTTCAAAAAGAAAAATATCATCTTTCATAAATCAACAAGGTAATGTTAGAAAACAAAAAAAATTATTAAAGTAGAATGGGTTTTAATAAGAGATACATAAGTGAAAAAATGGTGAATGAGTATATCTCATCACAACAATCTCTTGAAAAACTATTTAATGCTGATGCGTTCATATTCACCGATGAGATTTCAAACAAAGTTTATAAATGGTTTTGTGATGGATTGAACATTGAAGATATTAAGAATAACATAAAACAATATCATGAATCAAGAACAGTATAAATTATTAACATCAAAACTAAGATTACCTGTTCACATATCCTACATAAGTAGTTATATTTTAAGGGTGTCTGAAGAAGAAACATTAAAAATATTAAATGAATTAATAGAAAAAGGTGAAGTCAAAGAGAGCGAAATATCAAAAGGGTACTACGTTGTTCAAAGTAAATAGGTATGTTGTTGACGGACATGGTTTGCAATATACTTTCAAACTTTTTAACTACGATTTTTATTTTGGTAAAACCCAAGAAATGTTTTATGTTAGATTTGGTGAAAAAGAAAAAGGTTTTTTAGTTACAAAAAAACCATCATTTTCTATTAGGAATGGAGATAAAAAAAGTTTTAAAATTTGCAAATACTATATAACAAATATTAATTAATATGAAACAAATACTAGAATATGTATGGTTGGATGGTTATACACCTGAACCAAATTTAAGAAGCAAAATTAAAGTCGTTGATTTAGAGGTAAACGGTGTTGAAGATATTCCTGAATGGAATTTTGATGGCTCATCAACACAACAAGCTGACGGTAATTATTCTGACTGTGTATTAAAACCTGTGAGACTTTATCAGAATTATAGCAAAAGAACAAAAATTTATGTTTTTTGTGAGGTTATGAATCCTGACGGAACACCAAATACCACAAATACAAGAGCCTCCATTGAAGATGATAAAGATTTTTGGTTTGGTTTTGAACAAGAATATTTTATTAGGGAAGGCAAACATCAACCAGTTTTAGGTCATTCTAATAAATCTAGAAATCCTTACTTAGGGTTAGAACCTCAAGGTAAATACTACTGTGGTGTTGGTTCTAATGTTGTAGGTAGAGATTTTGTAGAAGAGCATATGCAGTTTTGTTTAGACATGGGTATTGATATTACAGGTATTAACGCTGAGGTTGCTTTAGGTCAATGGGAGTATCAAGTCTTCAGTAAAGGAACATTAAAGGCTTGTGATGATTTATGGATGGCCAGATATTTTATGGAAATTGTCTCAGAAAAGTATGGTTATAGTGTTGAATATCATCCTAAACCATTAGGTGAAAGTCAAGATTGGAATGGTTCAGGGTTACATACAAACTTCTCAACTAAAAAAATGAGAGAGGTTGGTGGAGAAGAATACTTCAACTCAATATTCAGTTCAATGGATATTCGACAAAAAAAACATATTGAAGTTTATGGTTCTGACAATTATATGAGATTGACAGGTAAACACGAAACACAATCTATCGATAAGTTTAGTTGGGGTATTAGTGATAGAGGTGCTTCAATAAGAGTTCCAATTCAAACTAGTAAAGAATGGAAAGGTTATTTAGAAGATAGAAGACCAGCGTCTAACGCAAATCCATATAACATAGTTAGAGTAATTTCAGAAACTATCAAAATGGCGAATGAAATTAATACCACAAAAAATAATATGTTTTCAAATGTGGGTATGAAACAATTCGATGAAATTGCTTCAAAATACAATGGAATTTTAAGAACTGATGAATTACTTAGTGAATATCAAAATGACAGTGAATATACTCTATCAAATAGTGTGAGTCATAGTAAAAATGAACCCATCACTGAATTAAAATTTGATTTAAATAACATAAAAAGAGATACAGGAACAATTTATAACGATTAAATATGAGCGAACAAGTTAATCACCCGCAACATTATAAAATATTTAATTTGTAGTATGTATAAAAAATCGTAGTATGGGGATATTTATACGTAAACATATATTATGAGAAAACTTGAATTACAAATTGGTGACAAATACAACTATTGGACTATAATATCATTATCTAATTTTGAAAGTAAAAAAGGTGAAAGATATTACAAATGTCAGTGTGATTGTGGAAATGTAAAAGATGTTAGAGCTCATCATTTAAAAAGTGGTAATTCTAAATCTTGTGGTTGTTTTGTTAAAAAAAGAATATCAGAATTAAAAAGAATTGATATTGAGGGGGTAAAGTTTGGAAAACTAACCCCATTAAAAAGAGTTAAACATAATGGTAGTAAACATTTTAATCACTGGTTATGTAAGTGTGATTGTGGGAATGAAGTTGTTTCATCAACAGGTTCTCTCAGGAGAGGTAAACATTTATCTTGTGGTTGTGTACGAAAAGGCGAAGAAAACCATAATTGGAAAGGTGGTAAAATAACAACCAAGTTTGGTTATGTGAAGAAATATTCTCCCGAACACCCAAATAATATAAACGGATATGTCTTAGAACATAGATTAGTTATGGAAAATATTATTGGTAGATATTTAGAACCTAATGAAGAGGTTCACCATAAAAATGGGATAAGGAATGATAATACTAAAGAGAATCTTGAACTATGGGTTAAATCACAACCACCAGGACAAAGAGTTGACGATATGGTTGACTTTTGTTATAATTTTTTAAAAAAATATAAACCCGAATTAATAAAATATTGAAATGTCTGAAGAAAAAGAAATGGTCAACCATCCTGACCATTACCAGTTTGGTAAAAATAATGAATACGAGGCAATAAAAGTAATTGAGGTATGGGAATTAGATTTCCATCTTGGAAATACCGTTAAGTATATATCAAGAGCAGGAAAAAAAGGTACAGATAAAGAACTCCAAGACCTTAACAAGGCTCTTTGGTATTTGAAAAGAAAAATCGAACAATTAGAAAGTAAATAAACATGGACAGACGAGAAAGACAACTAGAGGAAAGATTGGCTCACTTGGAAATTGAGGTTAAAATGAACCGTGAATGGGATGAAATTCCTGAATCATTAAAACCAACATCAAAAGGTAGATGGGAACAAATGAAAGGGGAACTTAAAGCTCAAGAAAGTAGAAGATTGGGTTGGCCTAAAAATTATTAAATTATGAAGACAAAAGTATATTCAGCATTCCCTGGTGTAGGGAAAACAACCTATTTTAACACAACAGATAGAAATGTGTTGGACAGTGATAGTTCAAAGTTCGATAAGAAACATTTTCCTGATAACTACATTCAACATATTGAAAGAAATATTCAAGACCCAAAGGTTGATAAGATTTTAGTATCATCACATAAAGATGTGAGAGATGCCTTGTTGAAGAAAGGAATTCCATTTGTTTTGGTATACCCTAATAGAGACATTAAAGATGAGTATATCCAACGATATAAAGATAGGGGGAACAACGATGCGTTTGTTGACTTATTGGAAAAAAATTGGGATACTTGGATGGACGAGATGGATTCAATGGAAGCTCCAAAAGGTCAAACATTATATAAAGTTAAATTAGGTCCAGGTCAGTACCTAACTGACGTAATTGATTAAGATGATAGAAACAGGAAAAATATTAAATGGAGATTGTATTGAGGTAATGAAAACATTACCTGAGGGTTGTGTTGATTTGGTTGTAACATCTCCACCATATAATTGTAACATAGATTACGATACACACATAGATAATTTAACTATGGATGATTATTGGACTTGGACTGAAAAATGGTTGACTGAATCATATAGAGTTATAAAAGAAGATGGTAGAGTATCTATTAACATTCCTTACGAAGTAAATGTACAAGAAAGAGGTGGTAGGGTATTCTTTGTATCAGAATTTTATCAGATTATGAAGAAAGTTGGATTTAAATTTTTTGGTGTTGTTGATTTAGAAGAAGATAGTCCGCATAGAAGTAAAACAACTGCTTGGGGAAGTTGGATGAGTTGTAGCTCCCCATATATATATAACCCGAAAGAGTGTGTTATTTTGGGATATAAAAAACATCATATCAAAAAGGTAAAAGGTGAACCACAATGGAAAGGTGAGGTTGTGAATGTAGAACAAGAAGACGGAACAATTAAAAAGAAAACTGTTTATTCTGAAGAGAATAAAAAAGAGTTTATTAGTTTAGTTTATGGACAATGGAATTACTTTGCCGATACAAGAAGTTTAACAAAGGCGACATTTTCAATGGATATACCAACCAAAGCAATTAAGATATTGACTTACAAAAATGATGTTGTTTTAGACCCGTTTGCGGGTTCAGGAACCAGTATGGTTGCTGCTGAGATATTAGACAGGAGATGGATAGGTATTGAGTTAAGTCCTAATTATTGTGAAATCGCAAGAAATAGGGTTCAACATTTTGTGGATGAGAAAAAACAAGTTAAATTAGAATTTAATTAATTGAGGACCAAGAGTCCTCTTTTTTATTTTTAAGATATTTATAATAAAAATATTTTAAAATGAGCCGAGTTATAACTGAATCAGAATTAAAAGAAAGGATATTTGAAATTTACCAAGAAGAATTTGTAAACATTCTTGACGAAAAATGGAATAAATTATCGAATAAAGACAAACGTATTGTTTTTGAAATGTTGAAAACAATATATCCTGAAAAAAAATCATTATTAAAAGAAGATAAGTGGTACAACACTGTTGGAGATATTGTCGGAATATTTGACCCTACTGGTATCGTTGATTTGGTCAACGGTATTAGTTATTGGAGACAAGGTGATAAATTATTTGCGGTGTTATCATGGGTGTCCGTAATACCATATTTAGGTGATTTATTGGCTAAACCTGTAGTTGGTGTATTAAAAGTTGGTGGTGCTACAACCAAGGCGTTTAAGGCGGCGGCTTTAGCAGGAGATGCGGCTAAGATTGCTGAGACCGCTAAAGCTGCGGGTGGTCCTGTTGCTAAATTTGTTGAGAAAGCTCCGACATGGGGTTCAAAATTGGTTGAAATTTTAAGAAATTCGGTTGGTAGAGTTCCTGGACTTGGTAAAGGATTGGTTAACGCAGTTGAGGAGTACGTTCAAATTTTTAGTAAAGCCAAAAATTTAAGTAAAACAGGTAAATTGGTTGGTGTTGAAAAAGCGTTGACTGCTGCTGAGAAAGAAACTTTGTTAAAAAATATTGCTAAAGAAGAGAATAAGTTATTCAGAGGACATAAAGATGTTCAAAATTCATGGTTAAAGTATATGAAATCTGATGCTACTTTGGGTCAGAAATTTTTTGCTGGGGTTCCAAGAATATTCGGAGGTAATCCTGCAACTAGGTCTTTAATGAGAAGAACTAAAACTTATTTAGGATTTTTAGATGCTTTGGGTATTGGTAATTTTGTTGGTCCTGAAGAATTAAAAGATATTGTTCCCGATGCGGAACAAAGATGGGAACAGTATTCTCAAACACCACAAGCACAACAAACGTGGTCATCTGAGATGGGATTAACACAACAATCTCCTCCGCCTCCACCACCAGCACCAACACAACAAAGTGGTGGTTTAGGTAAAGGTGGGGATGCGTTTTCATCACTATTAGGTAGCTTACTTGGTAGTACAACAAAATTGGTTTAAATGAAAAAAATATTAAAAGAAAGCGGTCTTAGAGACATCAATAAGTTATCCAAAAGATATCCAAAAGCTGAAATTTATTTTCATCAAGATTTGGATGGGGTAACTACTGCGTTGGCAATGAAAAACTACTTAGAAAACAATGGTATCAAAGTGGTTGACGCTCACATTATACAATATGGGGATAAAGAATTTGCGGTAAAGAAAAACGATGCTCAAGGTGATACAATGCCCGTGTTAGTTGACTTTGCACACGGTAAACCAATGTTTGTTATTCACACTGACCACCATGATAGACAAGCGGGAGCTGAAGACACAAAATCAACTTCATTTAGAGCTTCACGTTCTAATGTTGAAACAATATCTCAAGTTGTTTCACCCAAAGATATTTTTACACCTGAAGATATTCAATTAATATCTATGGTTGATTCCGCTAACTACGCGGCAAATGAAGTTAGTGTCGATGAGGTTATATCATACTTGTTTAAATTAGATAAAGATTCCTCACTTGCCAAAAATAAGAGAGCTCTAGGTTTAGTTGTGAATAAATTACTTTTAGCATTTAAAAACAAGCCTGGGTTTCTTGAAGAATTAGTTTTAAAATCTTCACCATCATTACTTAATATTGCCATGAATATTAAAAGAATCATGCAAGAAAAAGGATTTGCTGGTGTTGAAGAACTTGAAAAAAATAAGTTAGCCTACATTGAACAAATGAAAACAAGTCCAAACGTAAAAGTTATGGATAATATAATCGTTCAATATGGTGGTGGTTCTATGATGAAACCAGGTTCTTACGATAGATATACACCTTATAAAAATAACCCAGACGCTGACTTTTTAGTTATCGCTTGGCCATTAGGTTTGGTACAAGCGTCTTGTAACCCATTTAAAAAAGAAAGAGAATTAAAAGGTGTTAATTTAGGTGAAATTGCGCAAGAAGTTTTGGGTAAATGGGAATCACAATTAAAAGATAGACAAATACCACTTTCAACAATTAAATGGATTTCTGAATCATCAAAAGGTTTTGGTGAAATGTCGGTTGGATTTACATTTAAAGATTTTGTTGCCTTATATGGTAATAGTTTTAAAACCATCGATAATGGTAAAGAGATTTTAACTCATATTGGTAAAATTATGGATAAACCATTTACCGATTTAAGTGAAGATGAAAAAGAAATCTTGGACAAAGTAACAATCAATGCTTGGGACTTAATACAGTCAAATAGTGGTGGACATAAGTGTATTACTAATATATCAGGACTTGGGTATTTAGGAAGGTCTAA